ATCTGGAAAGAGGGTTACTCTCTTGCAGAGTTTGAAGCAGAGAAGAACTTCAAATCATATGAAGATCTACAGAAACGCCTTAACTTAGTTCTTGGTAAAGGTGCTGCACCTGTACGTCCTAACCTTGGTGTGGATAGTGAGGAGTATGAACCAAAACCTTCTGCTGGTTTCAATGATTCTGACCTTGCTGGTCTTAAGAATGCAGTTGCTTCGTCTCCTGTTGAGGATTCCGAAGACACTCTTTCATACTTTGCTAAACTTGCGGGGGAAGATTAATTGATTAATTTATTAGGTGCTGCTTCATTAGATCTTAATGAAGCATGGAATTTATCATGGGGAGAAGGCATTCAGTTTATACTGGTACTTGCCTTTGTGTACTGGTTAAAGGTACAAATTGATACACGTGCTGGTCTTGGTAAGAAAAAACTAAGACAATTAAAGACGGTGATTAAAGAAGCAATTCTAGAAACCAAATAGGAAACTGTCACAAGGGGGTTAAACACCCCCTTTTTATTCTATGATATTGATTGAAGATGCCATCAGTAATGATTTGTACCAAAAATGTTTAAAGGAACTTGATGAAAGGGTTAACATATATTGTTGGGCATCAAGTAATCTAACTTGGGATGATGAAGTAAAACAAGGAGATATTGGTAGTTGTATGACTACTCCTGTATCAGATAATATACAACAGTTATTAGATCAAGAATTAAAATCATCACTTCCAAAATATACACAATTAGTATGTAAATATTATATCTGGCAACCTATGTCTGCAATTGCTTGGCATAATGACAAAGGATCTATCGATAGAACATTTGGTGCTACTTTATATCTTAATGAGGAATGGCATCCTAATAATGGAGGATGGTTTATCTGGGAAGATGATGATGGTTATCATACAATTCTTCCTAAGAAAAAACTTTTAGTTCTTAATGATAATTTACAACATCATTGTGTTACTCCAGTTTCTTTAGGTTTTCGTTGCACTATTCAAATGTGGGGCAAACAAAAAACTGTCACAAAGGAGGGTGTATAACCCCCTTTTTCATGCTATAATATACATATTAAAAAGGATTACAATGAAAGCATTACCTCTGTTGTTACTACCATTTCTAATTGCTCCTGTTAGTGCAGAGAGTATTGGTGATCGTAGTAATCGTAAAGCATATGAAGATGCTCCCTCTAGAAATTGGAATTGGTTTGATAGTATACTTGGACCATCATCAAGTTCTACTCCTTACAATGATAGAGTAGCGAGAAACAGTTATCAACCAGGTTATTCATCTAGTAGTACATGTACTCGTAAAGAGTATAGAGAAGAGTATGTTCCTGGCACAGCAAGAAATCCAGGTTATATTAACTCATGGTATGATACTGTTGAAGTACCATGCTGGAGACGCAGACCATCGAGACCATCACCACCAATTTGGCAAAGAGAACCATCACCTGATGGTAATGAGTGTAGTGAAGGTGCAATCCTTGGTGGAATACTAGGTGGGGGAGCTGCAGCAGCAATGTCTCAAGGAGATGGACGTTGGTGGGCAATCCCTCTTGGAATTGTCAGTGGTAGTGTGATAGGTTGTGATATTGATGGAGGTTGATATATTATTCGACTTTTAATTACCAAAATACCCCGAAAAAAAATCGGGGTATTTTTTTGCCTGTAGGGTTTTTTAGTATCCTCCTCCGTATCCTCCTCCAGATTCTCCTCCAGAAGATCCTGATGATCCAGAAGAACCAGAAGAACTACTGCTAGAACTTGAAGAAGAACTACTACTACTGCTAGTTGTAGTGGTACTTGTAGTTGTACTTACTGAACTACTAACTCCAGCACTTAATGATAAAGTATTCGTACCACCAACATTACCAGGTCCATCATCATAGGTAATTTCAGCACTTCCACTTATTACAGAACGAGCTGCACTAGCAAAACTGACAGATCCTGTGTTATCTAAGAATCTAGAGGTAATATTCAATACTGTCTTTTTATTATTTGCATCATCAAGTTCAATATGGGGTTCATATGCAACTAAGGTTTCAAATTCTTCAATCATGATACTCAGCATATTACCAACTGGAAGTAAAATTTGTCTTTTTAATTCATTCTTAAAATATTCGTACTCATAGTTAGTTACTTGATATATTGATGTTTCTGCATCTTTTACATCACCATTTGGCATTATAGTTCTCCAGTCTTCAGTTACTTCAATACCTTCTTTGATAACTGGTGTACCATCATCAAGTAGAATCTCATTAGTTTCCCAATGATGAATATCATCTCTTTTATCGGCAGTGTAGAGTTCATCTACATAAGATTCTAATTGGTCTTGCTCCTTTGGCCATTCTTCATATACGTCAGTGATGTCATTAATTAAGAGGATTGCCCAATCTAACTTAGGATCATCAAATAACCTTGATGCAAGTGTAGAAGGAGTTTCTCCAACTCTAATTGAATATTGTTCAAAAAGAGTTGTATATTGATCTAAATCGGGTCTTGCTCTAATTTTTCTAAAAATATTTTTAACTAGTCGGTATTTGAATGCCTCATCATCTTCGACACCCTCACCAACATATACGTTAGGAAAATAAGAAAAGTATCCTGCCATTTTAGTATCCCTCTGTGATATTAGATTGCATTACAAGTTGAGTTTCTGTAAATCTACAATTTACGGTAACTGCAGGAACTTGTAATGGTCTATTGTCTCCTACACCAACACTATTAATATTTCTACCACCAATAGCATTATATTGACCATCTGGAGTGTAATTTACATCAATTCCAGTACATACAGATGTATGGATTTTATAATGAAGATCTGCAGTTGAATTTGATAAGGTACCTGATAGGGGATCTAAACGAACAAATTTAATATCAAATTTATCTGGAATTTCGAAGAAACGAGAAGCAGCATTGTTACCAGCAGCAAAATCACCATCTACGGTTCCGTATATTGGTAAAGCACCTTGCTTTAGATATTTAATAATATTATTAATTTCTTGAGATTCTCTCTCACTACGAGCAAAAAACTTAAATGAGAACATGTGATTTCTAAACTGCATATTGCTGAATAGTTGCTCTTGGTAAGGGTTAAAAACCTTTCCTTTAGCTAATGCCATTATATCATTAGCACTAGCATTACCTGCTAGTCCTAAAAATTGTGCAGCACCAGAAGCAACCTCCGACAGGGCACCTGCTGTAAATTCTGGAATTGCATCTTTAGCAGCTTGCTGTAATGCTTGAGCAAGCTCATCAAAACCTTCAGATTTTAATCCACTAGCCGCTGCCATTCCAGTGACACCCATATCAACTGTCTTATATGTTGGTGCATACTGAGTTGAGAGATTCTGAGGCATGTTAATATAGACACGATCAGTATTCTTCTCCATCGCAACATTATTGTTGGGAATGTTTAAACCATAATAAGAACTACCATTACTATCATCATAATTAATTCTTTTTCTCTGAAACATTACATAGTCAATCATCTCCGTAGGATTATCCACAGAACTGCTTCCAGTAGCGGGTGGGCTTAGGGGGTAACGATATATTGTCAACTTTTCTACCTAAATACTACGTGACTTGTATGTATTTATGAGATATCGAGGTAAGTATCGTGTTTCCAATCCCAGGAAATACAAAGGTGATCCACGAAACGTGGTATATCGCTCCTCATGGGAGTATAAATTTATGCAATGGTGCGAATCTAGTCCTTCTGTAGAAGAATGGAGTAGTGAAGAATTTATTATACCTTATATTTCACCTGTTGATGGTAAACGACATAGATATTTTCCAGATTTCTACGTTAAAGTAGGAAACAAGAAATATATTGCAGAAGTTAAACCATCTTATCAAACGAAAGAACCAAAAACTCAAAAGCGAAACACTAAAAAATATATAAGTGAAGTTATGACTTATGCTGTAAATCAAGCAAAGTTTAAAGCAGCAGATGAGTTTTGTAAAGATCACGGTTGGGAATTTATGGTAGTCACAGAAAAGGAACTTAAAATCTAATGGCAATCCCAAATCCTCAAGGAGCAAGATATCCTTCATTTCAGGAGTTTATATCTAGAACTAAAGGTAGAGATAATTCTCCTAGTTTTACCAATTTATATTCGGTGAGATTTATGTCACCGAGTATGATGAGAACTTATACACCAGCAAATTTTCTAGGACCAGTTCAAACTGAAAAATTTGATATTGGTATGTCTAATGATTTGGAATGGTTACTTGATTACTATGCTGATACTGTAAATCTTCCAAGTAAACAGGTTACTACTTCACAAACTCCTTATGTTGGATCACCATTTAAGTATGCAACAAATACAACATACAGTCAGATTAGTATACAATTTAGAATGCCACGTTCTCAGTATTCAAGAAACTTCTTTGAGAGATGGACAACCTTGATGGCAAGCGATAGTGAGCAATATACAAGATATTATAATGATTATGTTTGTCCTAAAATGATGATTTATAAGTGGGAAAGAGGTGGTGGAGGTTTAGCAATTAGTGATCCTGAGTTAATTGCTTCTATAAGAGAAAGTGGATCAGTAGATATGTTATTGGCAAGAAAGTATCAATTAACTGCTGCTTGGGAACTTAGAAATTTATATCCATATAATATCGGTTCGATTCAGTTGAATAACTCTAATGCTCAGACAATGACTTTGAGTGTAGGATTCTACTATGAGAGATATAGATTCTATACTGCTGATAAGTTTGACCATGATACTATCAACTTCCTTACTGTTGGTTCTGGAATTGATAATAGTACCGATCAATCAACTTCCAATAACCAAACAATCACCTTAGCTGCAAATAACGAAGTATTGAACGTTACTGGAAACACCTAAATAAATGTACTGATGTGAATATCTATGGCATTACCTAAGATTAGTGTACCTAAGTACAAATTGAAACTACCTTCAGACGGTAGAACTGTGAATTTTAGACCATTTCTTGTAAAGGAGGAGAAAATCCTTCTCTTAGCTACTGAAAGTGGTGAACAAGCTACTATTGTTGAAGCAATCAAAGATATTATCAAAGATTGTACAGACATTACCGATGTAGATAAACTTGCCACATTTGACATTGAATTCGTTTTCTTACAGATTCGTACAAAATCTGTTGGTGAAAGTGTTGATGTCACTGTAACTTGTCCTG